CACCCCCTTCACCACCAACACCTACAACACCAACCCCACCTCCACCACCATCACCACCACCACCGACGAAAAACCAATCCGGGGCCAGGTTCCTCACCTGGCCCTGGCCGCAGCCTACCACGCCGTTGCTGACCCTTCCATCATTCCCATAAAGAGTGCCAGCTTTGGGATACCGAAAAAATGGAATGTTGACCCCATGCTGGTCCGGCAAGGTGGGCCGCTTTTGAAAGACTTCCATCCTGTTGTCCCTGACAATGGGTATCATAATTTCATGGCCGCAGTTCGCAAACGTTGCAATTATTTATCACATGACCGGGCGACACCCCGGGTAATTGCAAATTCTCTTCGCTTTCTCGATGCGATCTGCCCTGACCGCCTTCCTGCGTTCGTTTGGAACCAGGATCTTTTTGACCGTTGGAACGCTAAGTTTGTCCCTGAGAAGCAGGCCAGGATGGTCGCAGCTCTTGACCTTTTTTGTACCTCCAACCTTAAGGATTATTCCCGAAAGGAGGTTTTTGTCAAGACTGAGGCCCTCCTGGTCCAGCACAAACCTAATTGGGCTCCTAGAGTCATTTTTAAAGGCACGGATTTGTACAATGCCGTGTCTGGCCCAATCTTCGGGGAGCTGATGGCACGCCTCGACAGGCGGTGTCAGCTCTCGGATGGCCCTTATAAGTTCAAGTTGGCTTATAAGTGCACTCCTACCGAATATGTTCCTTTCGTCGATAAGCAACCCGGTGAGTTCATTGAGAGTGATTTCAGTAAGAATGATTTGTTGCAGTGCGCCGATGTCCAGATGCTCGAGATCATGTCGATGCGACGTTTGGGTTGCCCTGAGTGGTTTTTGCGTTTACACGCAAAAACTGACAAGTTCCAGGTCACCAACCGTCGTCACGGCATGTCTGCTGTTTTAGAACATCAGGAGCCAACTGGTAGCACTGACACCACTTACCGAAATTGTTATTGGAATATGTGTATTTGTTTCACATTCCTCACTGTCATTAAAGCTAAGTCTGCCCGCGGCATTTGCCTAGGCGACGATATGCTTGTACGCGTTGTTGGTCTCCGCCGTTATGCTTGCAAGACTTACGAGAGTATTGCTAGGGAAGCCCGGATGGAAGCCGTCGTTAAGCGACACTCCCATCTTGTTTCTTGTTCTTTCCTTAGCAAGAGTTTCGTTCCTTCCTATTCTGGGTTCCACTTCACTGTGCCTCTTTTAGGAAAGAATCTTGCCAAGTTTAACATGCGTGCTAATCTTAACCAACAGTTGTCTGACCATGCTTATTTCGCTGGCAAAGCTGTCGGTTATGCTTACGAATTTCGTTTCATTCCTGAGTTGCGTGATCTTTTCCTTTGTCGTTTCAACCACGAGTTCTCGTATTTGAATCGCGAAGGCAAGACTGCATTTCGGGACGCCGATACCGCTGTTAGTTGGAATGCCCGTGAAGCTGGCATCACTTTGCGTGGAATCAAGGACAAGTTGCTTGAGCAACGAGTCGCCACGTATGATGAGTTTCACGGCTTCTGCTACCATAGGTACGGATTAACTGGCTATGACGTTATTGACCTTTTCGAAAGCGTCGTGCTCGACACCTCAGCAGTTGATGTTGAGGGCCATGCCGTGACGATGTTGGCCGCGGATTTCGTTTGAGTCTTAAGTCTGCCTGATCAGCAGCAAATCGCCCAACCGAGTCCTGCGACCGTAAAGGCAAATAGCGTTGTTGCTAAACAAAAAAA